CGTCAGAACACCAGTGGACAATGCCACGTTGTCGGTGATGTCGCTGATGACGTGAGTGTGTCCTGGCTGGCTGGCTGAGTCGGCAAGGTCAAGTGATGCGTTCACGCTGACATCTAGCTTCGTCTCATCAATGCTTGATGCAACCAATGATGCAGCGATGTCCTGCCCTGCAAGTGAAAGTTCGATCTCTGGTGAGTCGCTGACTGTGACTGCTGCGTGACTTGCTGCTGTGTTGGCTGCAATCTCTGATCTCTCGGTTGCTGTTAAAATCTTTGTAGTTGCACCCTCCACCATGTTGTCCATAGCGAATGCATCGCCGGCAACTGCTGTCGGATCGTAAGTGGCAGCAACCATGTCACCTCCTCCTGTTAACGCCTCCCATGCTGCACCGCCTGCACCGTCGCTTGTCCACACGTATGAGTCAGTGCCTGTGCCAAAGTCAACGTCAGCCGCTGCGATAGCTAGTGCCGTCTTCCATGATGCTGCGCTGAAGTTTCCGAGCAATGTTGGGTCGCTGGCGAACTCTAAGAGATGCTTCTGGTTGTCTACGTTGGCGAATAGCTCGCCGCTCGCTGGGTTGGCGAAGGTTACTGTGCCGATGGGAATTGACAGCGTTGGCTCGGTGCTTGTGAAGCCGCCTGCCACTGATGAGGAAAGGAAAAGCTCGTCGCCCTCGGTGAATGTGCTGGTATCTAAGCCACGCACTAATCCATGCACTGTGACAAAGCCAACCGCATTGTTGAGGATGTCAGCAGTGACGATGCCGATGATGCCGCTGATGTTGGCGAGGCTGTCAGCTTGTGCTGGTGTGATTGTTGGTCTGTCTCCAGATGCGCCGTTGATTCTGACAACTGAGCCATTGGTGATGGTTGAGCCTGTGACGTTGCGTGCCTTGACTAAGAGTTCTTGACCAATCTGCACGACTACGCCTGTGCCAGTGTCGATGTCGAATGTTAAGTCGTCAGCATTATATGCCATCTTGTCAATGACGTCAGTGAGAACCTGGTCACCTAGCTTGGTGCGCTCGGCTGCTGTAAGGATCTTATTCGTGGCAGTCTCTGCAAAGTCGTCCATGTCTAGGACAACCACACCAACTTCACCATTGACGGATGTGACTGTGCCACCGGCTGCAATCTCAGCAGCCCATGCAGCAGCATTAAAGTTGGCGTTGCTGGTTGGATCAGCAGCAAATGCATCGAGTAAATTGGTGATCGCCGCACCGCTGAAAGCTGATGCTGGCATTGTGGAATGCTCCATGCCGACAACCTCGCGTGCTACTGTCTCGCCATTGAGCTTGATCTCAATGTAAAACGGCTCGCCAGCCTCCAGGACTAGCGATTGCAGCAGGCGTGTGGTGTTGAGTGCAAGCTCACCATTGAAGCCGTTGGTGATCGTTGACCACGTCTGCTGATAGATGGCAGGCTGGCGTGTCAACTCGATGACTTGCTGCGCGTAGGTGCTGGCGTCGCCTGTGACAGCGATGGAGCCTGTTGGCGTGCTCTCTGGGTATAGGCTGACTGTACTGCCGCTGATGGCAGTCTGAGCGCCTAGCGTGCGAAATGTAACAGTGTATTGTGTATTACTCTGCTTTACCACGTCCACAAGGCTGCTGTTGGGGCCTGTGTCGGTGTTTAAGGCGTTGAGAGCGTCCTCTACGGCTTGCGCTGTAGCCCCGTAGACAATGGCGGCTGTGGTGTCGGTTCCATCTGTAAGTGTAAAATCGCCAGATTCAGGCTCGGAAATTGTGCTTATGGCAACCTGGACATCTTGTCCTGCTGCACCGCTGGCCGCGTCATACGTGCCATCGTTGAGAACGAAATAAAGGTTGGTGTCATATGTGCTGCCAGCTACGAACGCTCCCACAGGGGCTTCACGCTGGGGCTGATTGATGCCTGCCACTATAGAGCGGTCAACTGGCCTCTGTGTATTGATGAAAATGTCTGGCATGGTCTTGTATTTTTGTATCTTAAATTGTGACGAATGTCAATGCTGCTATGGAAGAGGCGTGACGGAAGCTAATAGTGATGAGCACTCGTCAGACCCGTTGCCAGAGATGCTCACTGTTACAGAGCACAAGGTTGCTGCTGGCAGCACAACCTCCTGTTCCCCTGCATCAATGAACAAACCTATATTAACTTCCTTTGTCTCGCCAAATATTAAATAAGTAACATAACCACTTGCCTCAAGTGTGCCAACAACATTAAACCCCCACTGCACCTTGATTTTAGAGGCGGCTGTTGCCTGATAAAAAAATTTAAACGTAAGGTCTAAATCTAAGCCGTTTGACTTGACGGCTTCCCCACTTGTAACAATCCCCGCTTGTTTAGGCATTACAATATTCTTTTATAGTTAAAATATTTAAAATCATCAGCATATATCTCACCAATTTTGGCAATACTCTCTGCTGTCAGCTCTTCTTGCCAGGGTGTGGATGGCCTTGATGTGTCGCCATTCTTGTGCTCTAGTGCTGGCAGCTCGAAAGCCTGCCGCATCTCTGCCCAGTCCTCTGCCAGCGTTTCAAATCTAATGAGCTTATCAATGCGCTCGACATCTTCAATCCATGCTTTTTGAGGCTGTAAAAACCTCACGGGCCTGATCTGGTTTATTCTCTCTTCCCAGTAGGTGTTAACCGTTTCGCCTTCAATCATTATCTGCTCCTTATAATTTGGTGCTTTGTCTCTTAGGAAATAATACAAGCTTACAGCCCTGTCGTACGGGTTGCGAACGCACGAAAAAACAAAAGCCCCCTGTTTTATTTTCCGTGGTCTGTGGCCGTGTGTTTGCCCTATAGCAGAGCAAATGCTCACACCTGCCGTTTTGGGTATGTGGATGAAATCAAGGAGCATCTGAGTCTTGAATAACGATACTGTAGCCATTATAATAAAATGAGTCTGTAATAGTGAAAGATGTTATCGGATTGGATTCATCTTGGTAAATGTATGTTTCGTCTTGATATGCAAAATAGTAATTGCCATAAGTAAGCTTCCACCTTTCATTCACCCCTTCGTATTGTAATTGAAACACCATCTGCACGGGGTCGAAGTATGTGGCGTCTGGGAAGTCGTAGAGGTAGCTGCATGGCCCAGCACCATTTCCGAGAACAATCGTGACAGATAGAGTTTTAATAGTCGCACCAAAATCGTCGGTGTAAGGGAATGATACATCAATGCTACATGGCGCAGAGCATGTTCTTTCCATAACCTCTGTCTCATAGGTGGCCTGCCATGTTGACCCTGGAAAGCTTGAGCCGCCGCCAACATTAATTGGGTAAACTTTGTAGGTTTGACCATCCGCTGGTGGGGTGGGTTCACTTTGATGGTTGTCTCCAAAGTCACCCCATGGGCCTGCTCTCAATATTGCCATTTTTAAGGTGCTGTTTTGGTTAAGAATAGTCGCTGGGTAGGCACATTGTTCTCGTCAATAATGTCAACCACTTCCTCATCAAACCCGCTGACGCCACCACCTTCTGTCAGTGTCAACAACACGTTGTTATCGGTGTAGACAATAGATGGTTCGTCTGCACCCGGGCTAACCACAACATCGATGTTGAGCAAAGGGTTAAGCTTGCCAATAACTTCATTGACTTTCTTGCTTCTAGCAATGCAGCCCGCCTTTATCTTCTCAATCATAGTGCCTTAACTGTTTTGATGGTTTGCTGTAGTATGTTTCCTCTCCACTCTTGAAGCGATGAGTCAACGATGATTGACTCGCCATTCTTCATCATTGTCAGATACTCGCCAGCCGTTGGCCATGTGGTGTCTGTCAATGTGTTGACCCTAGTATAAACGCTGGGCTCGCCTGTTGTCACTGTAATATTTAGGGGTGAGAACTTCTGCGGCATGATTACATCATCGCTTGATGCCACGCTGTCGGTCACTCCTGGCAATATGTATGTGGTTGTCTCTGTGAGCTGACCTTGCTGGTTGAGTGGTGGTCTGCCTGCTGTGGCTGGTTTCTCAACCGAACCACTGACGAGCTCAAGCGTTGTCTGCTCGTAGAAATAACGCCCAATATCAATGTTGAATGTGTTGGTGTTGATAACGCTGAGAACAAAAGCCTCTCCATAGATGACGTTAACAAAGTCATCGCCGGCGTCTTTATACTTCAGCGACAGGTCGAGCTTGTCGCCCACTGACAGGGTCATGGTGTCGTCAGTGATTACTCTGATGCCAACGGTTCCTAATGCCATCGAGATGGCGCTGATGTCTGAGCTCTGCGCCGTTTCCTCGGTGAAGTTATTCAAGCCAGGGAACGTGTAGCCATAAGAGCCGCGAGTGATCCTTGAGTAAGCTGGGATGTTTGCAAAGGTGCGGTTGAATTCAATCATGCCGCCACCAATGGCACTGTGTCCTGTGTCGCCTACAAAATAAGCTGTTGAGTCTGCCCATCCAGATGGCAACGATATGACGCCAGCAGTGGTGGCGTTGGTCATCGGTGCATCAAGAGCAATCTGCGCAGAGTCATAATCACTGGCACGCTGGGTGCAGAGCAAGTTGTAAACCTTCGTTGCCGTGTCTCCAATTTCCAAGAATGGGTGGCTGATGAAGGTTCCGTCTACAGCGCGAACTTGCGCCATCGTTGCTTGTGTATAGGGTATGCTCATGTTTGTTTTAACATTGTAATGATCTGTCTATTGATGCCAAGTGCGTAATCTGTTGGTTCAATAAAGGTTTTAATGAATCAGCAAAATCACCAACTTCGGCACGGACTTGCACGGTAATTGGGCTTTTCCCCGCTATTCCGTTTAAGGTTGCCGCTAAGTTTTCTGCTTGTACATTAGTTCGGCCAAGTTCTGAAGTAGTATCAACGGCCACGCCGAGAACCCTGTTGGCGGCTTTTTCTACCCTCTTATTTACAGCTTCGGCAGTTGTTAGTTTATCATTGAATTCTTTTTGCTTCTTGATCCTTTCTTTAGCATTTGGAATCATGTTGTTATTGTGGAAGTCTTTCATTTTTTCGTTGTGGGCATCTTCCTTCTGCATTTCTTGGATCAGCTTTTGCCTTGCATCATAACGGTCTTGTTCCCACTTGGTAACATTTCCAGAATTATCCAGGTCTGGCCCCCATTCTAGTTCTGCAATATCCTTCGCTATTTCGTATGCGTTAGTATAACTCGTCCCAAGCTGACCCATCAATGACAAGGCTTCCTTGTGTAAATCTATCTGTAATTGCAAAGCCCTTTCCGTTTTGGTATCGCCATCAATTCTAGCTTGGTATAATGCCGCCTCCAAACTCTTCATTTTTTGAAGTTGGGCGTTTTGCTTTTCAATTAAATCCCTAGCTTTGTCTCTATCGACGCCTGTTTTTTTGACCATATCGGAAATTTCTTTTTCAAGCTGTATCTTATCTTTAGCCGCTTGTATTGCATCATAGTCACCGCTTGCTAGTGCTTCCGCTAAATCCAGTTGATTTTTCTTTTCCCGGCTTATTTGGCTTTCATAATCTGCGCCCGTTCCCGCATCGTCTGATTGCTCTTTTCTAAACCTTGCTACATCTTCAGCGGTCTTTAAAATTATACCCTGTTCGGCAGCAATCTTTTTCCAGAAATCTAGTTGCAGAGACACATCAATCGTCCAATCACCGAAAGCGTCCCCAACCGAGTCAAACACCTCTCCGAAAGTTTTTTGCTGCTCATAAAGAACATCGTTTAAATCTGCCGTTACTTTGGAAACATCAATGCCTTTTAATTTGCCACCGGTCAATAAATTCCACGCCTCAATAATAGCGTTTACGGGCGGCGCTATGGCTTGCATGAGGACAAGTCCAGCCGCTTTGAAACCTTGTTTTAACCTATCACCCGCAACCACAACAGAAGCGACTAAGGCTTGGGTTAACACTTGTGCAGAACCCAAGAAAGCATTAGTTAGCCAACCGCCAACGTTTGCCATCATCTGCATAAATTGAGCGCCTAGTTTTTTTAAAGCCGCCCCGTCACCCGCGCCGCCAATTAGTTCACCAACTTTGATGACCGCTTGGAGTTTGAATTGGTCAATCTTATCTTGCGCCGCTTTCAGGTTGTCTGCGGTTGCTTGGCTCATTACTGCGCCACCATTAACCGCGTCAATCCCAAGCTGTGTGAAAGCCCTGCCCCCGTCAGCAAGCAATGGTAGGAGCTGGGTTGCATCTGATGCAATGGCTTCCATATAGAAGGTCATAGTTTCCCCACCCACCCCAGCTTCTTCAAGGCCACTAACATATTTCTGCAATGCCTCCGGTCCGCTGAGGCCAATAAAGTCCTCTTTTTGTTGCTGGATTAGGGGGGCTATGTTTTCAAAGTAATCCACCATCGGCCCGCCCCCGGTCTCTAGGAAGTCGCCCACCTTGTCTTGCACATCTTTATAAATGTCGGCAAGCTTATCCGATTCAACCCCTACGGTCTTAGCCCCGTATGCAAGCTTTTGAAAGTCTTCAATGCTTGTGCCGGCAAGTTTTGATAGTGTTTCAATTTCCTTACCGTATGATAAAGCACTACGCGCCGCCGCTGAAAACGCAACCACTAACCCGGTGCTCACCACCTTCGCAAGCGCGTTCAGTTTTTGCAGGCTAGCCGATGCAAAATTAGATATCCCTGATTTGAGTTTTTGAAGAGCCGTTGTTACGCCAGAGGTCACAAGGGACATGGTCATTTTAATTTCACTATTGATTGCCATTGTTCAAATTGTTTAAATATTGTGATTTAATTTCTCGGAGTGATGCTGGCTCTAGGAGCCTGTAATCTGGGTTCTGTGAGGTTCTCATTGTTCGCTGCAAAGCAAAAGCCTGGCGCAATGGTATCTTTAAAACTTCTAGTGGATTTATTCCGTAACGGGAAGCAATTTCATCAAGCATTGCAGCTTCGCCCGACACGGTTGGCATTGTATTAAAACCAGCCGCCATAGACCCGTCTATAGATTCGGGGAACTCATCAAAAGATTCTTTTATATGTTCACACACAACCTTGACAAGTTGCTCACTAGATTCTTTTTTGCTAAGTGCTTTGAGTATCCTTCTTTGCAACCAGAACAACCTCCATTCTTTAAATATTTTCTTTTCGGTGTATCGGAGGCTATTACGCCAAACATAATCGACAACGCTCTCAACCGTAATTTCTTGGTTACTAACAACGGGCGATTTCAATAGCAACAAATCAAACCAAACCTGAACAGTCATCGGGGCGAGTTCTTCATTTGCAACGATGAAGCGTTTCCTAATTGTTGACCAATCAAGTGACCTGTTTATTTCAAGGTTGAGCCTCTCTTTTTCGTATTGCTCTTGTATGCTCATTTTTAAATGAAAAAAGCCTTACCCGCTTGACAGGCGAGCAAGGCCAAAACCAAACTTAATTTGAAAAATATTATTTGTTAGCCTTGGGCTTAGATAGCTTTTTGGCAATGCCTCTTTTAATTAGGTCAAGAGCCACCCCTTCTCTGATATCAACAACGGTATCGGCTGGTTCAACTTTCCCGTGTATTGAATGGTCTTTGGTGAGTTTGACTTTCATTGTTTTAACCTTGGTAAGTTACGAGGATGATTGAAATGTCGAATGTATCAAAAGCGTCAGTCCCCCGGTTAACGGTTACATTTTGCACAACCAAAGTTGAAGCAGTGCCGCTTCTGTCGAAATCGTATGTAAATTCAGTTCCTTCTGGCGGCAATACTGTGGCGTCGGTTGCCCTTTGTAGGGTCATTGTACCAGAAATTTGGTCACTGCCGGGTCTGATCATAAAGTCAGCACGGTCACCAAGTGAATCGGTGCGGCTGATCATTCTGTTGTCGTTAGAAGTTAAGCTAACGGAGTCAACTACATAAGCGACTAAGTTGATTGTTACGGTCTCTAAGCCTTGCGGCTGGTTTGCTGCGGAATTGTAGGGAATGGCCATTTTGTTATTTTATTGGTTGGAAACTTTTTGGTTTGTGTGTCTATTTATGCACTACGGTGTGCAGATGTCAATATTGAAAAGTTATACGGGCCACGCTTCTGGCAGAATGCTGAAGTCTCCTTCAAACGTGAGAACCGTTTCATCAAAGCTGTTGTCGTATGCTGTGTAATTGGTATCACTAGGCACTAGCCTGTTGATCCAGTAGAGCGTTATCTGATCATTGAGGCTTGCCACTTGTGCAGCTCTGGAGATGCTGAGAAGGTTGCGAATCTTTGCCACTAGCTCGCGGTGATAGCGTGAGAACGCTGCGCCAGGCACGGCATTCTCGATGCGGTCGGTGTGTATGGTAATCTCCACACTGTAGTCATAGTGGTCATACTCAAGGCTGCCATCTGGCTTGGCACTCATGTGCTCGTCGTCTGAGATGCCGGCGAGCGTTACTTGAACGCCGATGAAATCATCACCTAGCCGCTGGGGATCGTTAGCTGTTGCTAGCTCGATGCCATTAGCAAGCAGGAAGTCATAGAATGATTGTTCCATGTTACCCTCAAAATTAAAAACTTCCTCGTCTGTGGCTGCTGGCATTGTCTTTGTTTATACTAAATATCGTTAATTGTCAAACCACTTTGAAGCCTGAGTCTTTGGCTGCTTGCCTCATTAGATACTCGCCACGCTTGACAGCTTTGATGAGCCTATTCTTTCTAAGTCTTGGAAGGTGTCTGATTGTGTGATAAAGCCCTTTTTCTCTGCCTTGGATAACTCCTGTTGTCACGCTACTCACCTTTGTCATTTTTCCCGATCCGTAAGCTCCAACCATGTTGTTTCTGACCCATAAAGGCACAGCACCTTTTGCCCCCAATTCAACTGATGCCTTTGAGAATGTCGCCTTGGCTCTGCCTACATTTTTTTGTTGGCTTTTAAGGTAGGCAATAAAAAGGGATTCACCCACCCAAGGGACATCGTTATCAGGTATCCAATTAGTTCTGCCTCTGTTGTTTCTGTGCCTTCTGTGCCACTCCCCCATAGAACTCATTGTTGTAATAACACCCGGAGAAACCATTTCCGAGCCGCTCCCCCTGTTTCTGTATATTGGCCCTCCTTTGGATTTTGCATGCGCGTCTGCTGCATTGGCATCTGAAATAACAGCAAAAATTCTCCTTAAATCATTATAAATAGCCCACTCGCCCTGCGCCTTATCAAGCTTGGAGCCTATTGATGTGCCGCTTCCCGTTGGGAATGCTGCATAAGGTGGGGTGTGCCTTGCCACTTCTCTGGCAAGCAACCCCGTCTGCTGCTTTACGAATTCAAATTCGTCTTTGCCTAAGTTCCTAGCAAGAGCTGCTGCCCTCTGCTGAAATACTGTGTCGTCAAATTTAGCGCCACTAGCCATTCTTTACTCGTAATGTTATGGTGTAGATCTCAACATCTGACTGCACCTCAGTAATCACATAAGTCTTGCGCTCGTTAACCCTGATAAGCGTCTCGTTGATCCTGGGCTCATTGGTTAAAGCAGAACTGAGGCAAACTGCTTTTGTGATGACATCATCATCATCGCCAAACATGTGCCGAGTTATTGACATGCTTGTATCTTCAAATGCCGCCTGAAACTGATTGCCGCCGATGCTGGCTGGCTCGCCAATCACTGCGATTGTATGGGTAACACCCATTTTTGTAAACTGATTAAAGCCGCTCATGATGTCAATCATAATAAGCCTTCAGCACTTAATGTCAATCACTCATAATCTCGCACACCAATGAATGAGGCAAAGCGTGGCTTGCCACCATCGGTAAGCTCAAAGAATGAGAATGTAACAATGCTGCCAACTGCTGGCGGATTCTCTCTCTCCTCATTAGTCAGCCCTGTGCCTAGTTTGAACACCTGACCAGCGAACTTAGTAATCAATGCCCCGACACGGTTGGCGTGTTTGCCTTCGCCTTGTTCATAGCCAATCACCTCGGCCTCGCTTGACTGAAGGCGCTTAATCTTTTGCAAATCATTTGACCTGCTGTGTTTGTATAATGACTGAGGCTTGCGAATCATCACACCCTCTGCACCCATGCTGACAAGGCTTTGCTCGTATTGCTTGAGATGAGCTTCTGAGAGGCATTTGACTTGCTTGACAACCTCGCACCAAGCTGGAAGCTGCAACGCGCTCAGAGCGTCCTGTCGTGCCTCAAATGGCTCCTCATTGATAACGTCAAACACCTTGAACGTGATGCCATCCCAAATGCCTCTGCGAATCTTGCCAATGGATGTTTGGAACTTACCCCTGCCACCGAATAGCTCACCATCTAAGGTAACACCTTTGGGCATTGATTCCTTCAGTTCTGCGGGCGCTGGGAATACTTTGCCTGTGCGGCTGATAAAGTCTGTGCCAGTCCAAACAGCGCGAACGCCGTCAAGCTTTTCAGACATCCACCATCCTGTAGGGTCGGCATATTCATAGCGGCGGGCGAGCATTGGTTTGTAGTTCATGGGGACAATTTACCAGCAAATGCGGTATTGTAAATAAATTTAGACAAAAAAATGCGCCACCCGTTGCCAAGTGACGCATCTTGAGTTGTTATGATTACTTTGATTTCTTGCGAGCCGCTTTCTTAGCTGGAGCCTTTTTGGCTGCCTTTGCTGGTTTACAATTCAGAACCGAAAATGGCACTGGGTTAATGTAAACTTCAACATATTCAAAGCCTAAAGTGCTAGATGCCAAGTTCATGGCTTCACCTTCTGAAAGTCCACAACCTAAGCAGGTTTGTTTTCCCTCAAGAAATCCGATAACTAAGCAGCGGTTCATGATTCAAGAATTAAACAGTTCCATCTTCAATGACTTCACCAGCAGTTGCATCACCAACAGCAGCACCAAAGACAACGTCATAGGAGTGCCATGTGTTGCGGCTTGCGAGTGATACCCACTTAGCAACCTGGACGGAAAGACCGTTTGGAAGCTCGATGGTGGACATGTCGATTGCTTCGCGAACTTCGTTGGTAAGCTCAGGAAGGCGTGCAGCCATTGCAAGTGCAGTGGTGTCACCTACAAAGCCATTAACGTTTGTTCCTGCACCAGACCAGTCTGTGGAAAGGCTGAAGCTGTCGAGGCCATAGGCTCCGTCAATCACACCGAGGCTGTTCTTGTCGGAAGTAACTGCAAACTGGCTCCAGAATGAAGCATCAGTTACCAAGTTGCGCTGCTTGTATTTGCCAGTGGCTGCAATGATGGTTTTGATGTCTGCGGTTGTTACTGTGGTTGGGTCTTTGTCGAGAACAGCAGTGCCATAGTTGGAGGCTGTCATGAGTGCCTTTACCACGCTGTCGATCTTGTCTTGTAGCGCGTAGAGGTTAACCATTACCAGCTTCTCCAAACGGCGTCCGCTGCCGAGTTCGGCTGGAGTGATGTGGAAGGGCTGAGAATACTCGCTCATGCCAACGGATACTGCTCCAAGCGTTGAGTCGCCTTGTTCGTAGTTGGTTGGGTTGGTGAGTGTGGTGGAAGCACCTGAAGCAAGATCAACCTGGATGGTTGAGCGTGCACCGTTGCCGTTGTTTGTCTGTGCGATTGCATCAGAGCTGAAGTTCGTTGCGAACTTGTCTAGTGGAGTAACACGGTGTTGGAGCACAAGCATCTCATTGGATGCAATAATGTCCGCGATGGTGTTAGCGTCAAATGTATTAGCCATTTTATTATTTTTTTAGTTTTTAGTTTGTGAGTCGTGCTTTTGCACGGAGAATTTTAGTTTTGTTTGCTGCGAAAAAGTCGCGGCGGTCTTCATTGTCTGAGATGGATTCATAGCGAGCTAAAAGTTGCTCGTCACTCTCAACACCTAAGCCATCGCCA